CATTACCGGTAGATAATAATATGATATCAGAATGGGATTTTCCATTATTATCATGGGGTAGAAAAGGACCTAAACATTGTCAAATACATACAGGTATATGTGAAGTATGTGGTAAAGAAGGAGAAGTTATATTTAATCAATATCCATCAGATGAAGTAGAATTAATATATAAACCAACTAAATTAAATATATGGAGTTGTTTGAAATGTTATGGTGATTATAATGGCGTAAGATGTGGCTGGAATTTAGTAGATATAACTAGTATTATTTTAGCTAGATATGGTGTAAGAGGAGGTAACCGTCAATTCGATGATTTAGCAGATTGGTCTTATGCAATTGCCGGATTAGCAAGATCCAGAACTTTAACAGATAATCGTATATTAGCAAGAAAAGAACCATTAAGTAAAAGATTAGAAGCACGTGATATATGTAGACGTTGGCTTCATAAAAAATGGTGGGTTATATTAAATACAATAAAAGATGTTGCGTTACATGGTCAAATGGGATTATTAAAACATGTAATGCATATATTAACTGGACAAAAATGGGAAGGTTGTGTATCAGAATTATTATGTAGAGGATGTGATAAATTATTAGATATTGGTATGTTATATACACAAATGGGAGCATTAACATTAGGTATTCGTTATTGTGGTAGATGTTTTATGAAACATGGTACTGCATATTTATATGAATTAGATCAAATAACTGATCATTTTGAGTTAGGTACTCGTCAAACTAATCTTATGTTGGGTGATTTAGATTATTTAACTAATTTGCTTAATGTAGATTTTACACCTGGGGTTCGGGCAGGTCAGAATAATTTCGAATTTCCAGATCCAAATATAGATCAAATAGATTTAGCTCATTTACAAATATTTAGATCAAATGGTCCATCACCACCAACACCAGAACAAGAAGAAGAAGAAAAAAATGACTCTGAATAAATTTGTCAGCTACTTGTAATTTTTCTTAATTTTTTAGGTACTTAATTTAGGTGCCTATTTTTTCATTCATTGAGTGAGTGTGTTTTTTTTTTTGAGGGTACTCGTATTTTTTCGTTGCGTCAATTTTTTTTTTGTTTTTTTTAATTTCACTTTAAATATTATGTCTTTACTACGAACTGCTCCAAACACTTCATTTCGAACCTTTGGATTTTTCTAGTTTTTTTTTCACAAATACATTAACCTTACCTATGTTTACTTGTGATAATTGTAAAAAAACATTTACGAGACAATATACACTAAAAAGACATAAAGATAATATGACTTGCATTAATTTAAATAGAATATATAGTTGTCCACATTGTCCTAAAACATTTAAACAAAAGAAACGATATGAAACACATATATCAACACATAAACAATTATCTCAAGAATCTAATAATTCAAATAATAATCAAAATTTTAATAATAATGCGAATAATCGTAATCTATTATCTGGTGGTTCTTATAATTTTGATTTAGATGATGATGATATAGATATGGAAGATTCATTACCATATGCACAAGAACAAGATGATTCATGGGAAGATTTACTTGATGAATTAGATGAAGAAGAAGATGATTTGGATAATGATATAGAAATGGATGAATTAGCAAATTATGTATTAGGTACAAATATTAATAGAAATTATCGTGAAATAGATGATTATGTAAATCAAGAAATAGATCCTAATAATGATTTAGTATTAGATTGGAGAGATGTAGGATCTAAAGCATTATATATTAATTATTTCTTACAAGCTATATATGATCGATTTTTATATGATACAAGTGTAACTATTAGTTTTCAATTAATAAGAGAAGGTATAGATCGTCGTATATATTATTATTATCGTCCTAATAATTTATTAGATTTAATAGAAGCATTTCGTGATATAGCTACAGATACAGCTGCAATTGGTTTAGATAGTAATGAACAAAATGCATTAGATTTATTAGTAAGTGATGGAGTTAATGTAAGATTAGTAGAACCAACTGAAAATGCAGGTGGTCATTGGATAGCAGGTGGTAATTGGCATAAAATAATGGATTGGGATTTTGATACTAGTGAATTAGGTATATATAATAGATCACAAACAGATGAATATTTAAAAGGTGTACCATGTTTATTAGTTGCATTAGAACCTCAATTAGAATCATTACCAGGTGGTGAAGAACGTATAGCTATATTAAAATCTCTTATTAATACGAAACAAGTTAAGAAACGACATTTAGCATTTATATCTGAAAATATTGAATGTGTTATTGAATTAAAATATGATCAAGAAACAACAAATCATACTAGAACAATTACATATAAACCAAAACAAAAAATAAATAATCCACCAGTATTAAAAATAGGTTTATTAGATGATCATTATTTTAGAAATGATATAGATATACATATTACTCATTTTGCTATTAAAAATTATCAAAAAATAAAACATTTAAATAATTGGAAAAAAATATGGATATTAAAATCTTCTGGTAATCCACAAAGAAAAAGTAATGCTACTATAACACCATATAGATTTGTTCAAACAGTTCTTAAATTTGCTAGAGATCAAAAATTATATTGTACATTAAGATCATTAGGTTTAAATTTAGTACCAAAATTAAAACAAATAAAATGGGAAAAACCAACAGTACAAAAAGAGGAAGTTAAAAGTCCATTTACAAAAATATTTACTAGACCTAATGAAGATCGTAAATCAAAGAATATACCTAGTTTAGTATTATTTCATTCAGCACCACATGTAGAAGAAAAAGCAGAAAATGATGAAGAATGTGATTCACCATCAAATAAAAATAAAGATAGTCGTTATTTAGAAAATAAAAGATTAAAAGCATTATTATTAAATCCTGCATTTAGTGATGATCAATTTAAACAACAAGTAGAACAAATAAAACAATCACGTATTGAATCGGATGAAAAATCAGCAGATGTAACAAATATAGCATTAGAATTTCAAAATAAATATAAATTAAATACATTATTAAAAATACCAAATATAGTAGATAAATTAGCAAATGTAAAATATAATTATAATACAAGAGATTCATTAAATGCTAAATCATTAGAAGATTATAAAATAAATGTAAAACAAGTATTAGATCGATTAAATGAAGCAATAGATGATCATGGTTTTCAAATAACGCAATACGTATATCAACCTTGTGGTCGTAAAAATACAAAAAATATAAGTATACAATTAGAATCTCGTTTATTTAGAGGTTTATTATGTCGTGATTATTATTATGATATTGATATGGTGAATGCACATCCAACAATAGCAGAATATATTTGGCGTACAAAATATGGTTTAGATACTACATGGTTAAAATTTTATGTTGATAATCGTGAATTATGTATTAATACAATTATTAATAAAAATCCATCAAAACAATTAAATCGTAATAAAATAAAACAATTATATTTACAAGTATTAAATGGTGGTTTTGATATAGTTAGTAAATTTATAGAATCACACGTAGTAACAGATTCATTTACAAAATATGTAGCAGAAGTAAAAACAAATCATCGCGCTATATTAATAGTAGATAAAAGTAAAATGAAAAGATATTTTGATAATAGAGCAACAAAAATAAAAAATCCATTAAGTTATTTAAATTCAATATTAACAATAGAAGAAAATCGTATATTAGAATTTGCAGTAAATCAATTTATTGAAAAAGATATTATAGAATCATTTTTATATACAAATATTTATGATGGATTTCAAATATTTAAACATGAAGATTTAACATTAGAAAGATTACAAACTGCAATACTTGAATTAAATGAATCAGTATTAGAAACATTTAATATTCCTATTACATTTAAAATAAAAGAAATTGAATCAATGGTAGATATTAATACATTGTGTACTCGTGAAGAATGGATTCATTTAGGTCATATGTCAGGTAGATATGAAGAAAAATGGACATATGATTATGTTATATTAAATATATTAGATGAACATATTGATTCTTATATTAAACAAATATTAAGTAAAAATAGATATCACATATGTTTCTTTGATTATGAAACTGATACAAAATCAAATGATCAAAATGAACATCAAGCATATTGTGTAGCATATAAAATAGATAATAAAGATATTGAATTTGCGTGGGGTATAGATTGCACAGAAACAATGTTAGAAGCTATACCAGATCAATCTATTATGATAGCACATAATTTAGATTACGATTATAGATTTGTTGTGAGACATCCAGAAGTAGAAATAACAAAAAATATAATATTACATAATAATAGATTTATGAGTGGCCATATTAAATTTCGTGGCAAATCAATATTATTAAAATGTTCATATACATTAATTAGTCATCCATTATCAAAATTTCCAAAAATATTTGATTTACAAAATATTCGAAAAGAAGCGTATCCATATGAATTATATCGTATTAATAATATGACATCAACATATTGGAAAATACAAGATGCATTACAATATTTAAAACCAGAATTACAAATTACATTTAAACAAAATATTGAACAATTAAGATTAATATATAATACAGAATATTTTGATTATCGTAAATATAGTGAATTTTATTGTAAACAAGATGTTCGTATATTAGCATTAGGTTATAATGCATTTCGTGATCAAATATTAGAAATAAGTAAAGATCATTTAATACCATTAGATATTGATCGCATAGTAAGTGCAAGTAGTATAGCGGAACGTTATGCATTTAATTCAAATGTATTTAATGGTACAGTTAAATTACAAAATATTACGAGAGATTTTATTCAACAAACTGTACAAGGTGGTGCTTGTAGATCATATAATAATTGGAAAATATGGGTTACAAGTAATCAAATTAAATATAGAGATACTAGTGGTGAACAAAGAATATATTATGCACAATCAAGATTAGAACCGCGATTAGAAATAGTAGATTTTGATGCATGTTCATTATATCCTAGTGCAATGTATCAAATGGCAAAAATACCTATTGGAGAACCTGAAATAGCAAATGATTTAATGTTAAATTGGGATTTTCTCAAAGAATGTGATGCTGCATTTATGGCAATTACAATTACTAAAGTTGGTCTTCATAGGTCCATGCCAATTATGTCAATTAAAATTAATGACATAGCATATTTTGATGATCGTTTATGGGTTGGTCGTACCGTATATGTCACTAATATTAAATTAGAAGATTTAATAAAATATCATAAAATAGAATTTGAATTAGAAGGTGCTATTTATTGGGATAATGGTACAAATGATGAAATAGGTCAAATGATTAAATCATTATATGATACTAGATTAAAATATAAACAAGAAAAGAATCCATTACAAGAAACAATTAAATTAATTATGAATAGTGTTTATGGTAAATGTACATTAAAACCACGTAAATATGAAAAACAATTTGTAAATAGTAAAGATGATTTAATGAAATTAGTTCACAGACAATTTGCTGTGTTAGATTCTGCTACACCAATAAAAGATTGTAATAAATATTTAGTTAAATTAAAAAATGATATAGATAATGATTCTAATTTATGTCATATTGGTTCATTAATATTAGATTGGTCAAAAAGAATAATGAATCGTGTTATGTGTTTAGCAGAAGATTTAGGATTAATTGTATTATATCAAGATACTGATTCTATGCATTTAAATTACGCAGATGTACCTAAATTACAAAGAGAATATAAAAGATTATATGGCACAGAATTAATAGGTAAATATATGGGTCAATTTCATAGTGATTTTAGTGTACCTAAAGAATTAGCAGAAGAAGGATATGAACCGAGAGCTATTGAAACTATTATTGTAGGTAAAAAAGCATATTATGATTTAATTCAATGTAATTCAAAAGGTGATACATGTGAACATTTTAGATTAAAAGGTATTAGTGATCATGCAGTACGTATTAAAGCTCAAGAAATGAATTGTAGTATCCGTGATATTTATTTCAAATTATATAATGGTGAAGAAATTACATTTGATCTTGCTAAAGGTAAACCTAATTTCAAAAAGAATAATGATTTAACTATTTCTACCAATGATACATTCATTCGAAAAAATGTATTCAAAGTTAGAAATACTGATGAATTAGTTATCGCTTAATAATTGTTTTTGTTATTGTTTCCTTAAGTGTTTAATTTATTTAATTTGTTTGCTTAAGTTTTTATTTATATTTTAACAAAAAATAATTATTCAAATTAGCTATTTTTGTTCGAGGGTTGGGTTAAGAGTTTTGTGTTAGTTTATTTTGGAATTTGCTCCGTATCTTTCCGTATACAGATAATATAACTAATAACACAATCTTACATTTAATGGATATTTAAACGATAAAGATCTATTAAATTAATGTAACTTTTAGGCTTCAACAATCTGATCATTTGTGTATTTTTTGTCACTTTGCTTAACACTTTTGTAAACTTAAGATCTTCTGCTTTCTTCTGTCTTACTGTTCTTTCTCCTCATCGTCATCATAACCACCGTCCATTTCACTCAACATATTTTCAAATAGCTGTTGAATTAATTGAATTATTAAATCAACTTGATCCTCAAACTCCATGCTATTAACTTCATCTAGAATTTTGTTATTTGGCATTTGTGTGAAAGATAGAATGAGATTAACAATATAATGTATAAAAAGAAATTAGTTTTTTGTAACTAGTTTTTTATAAATATCAAATTTTCATGTAACCATTTAAATGTGTTTGATTATATAACTCTTTATTTAAAAATGCTAACTTTAAACTTGTATTTGTACCGGGTGCTAAATATATAGGATTCAAGTTATTCCATTTATCTTGCCACATAAATAATATATCAATTTCTCTCACATCTAGATCACTTGTAATATCTGTTAAATTATATTGACCTGATGGTTTAAATTCAAATGAATTTCTAGTATTTAAATTATTTTCAGGTACAAAATCTAATAAAGTTAATTGAAAATCAGTGTTATAGTTTTCATTATTAACGTATTCAGGTCTTGTAGGAATTAAAGTAGTATTTAATAAAAATCGTTGAACAGGTGACCATTGAAAAACAGAAGGAATATCTTGTGGAATTTTATACCATAATTTATTTGCTGCTTGTTGTATGGGATCTGGATAATATGCGTTCGTTTTATTATACAATATTTCCAATAAATAATCTTCACCATTATTTAAAGGAATAATACCTTCATATCCTCGATCAGCAGGTAATGTATTAAACAATTCATAAAGAAATTCATTGAAATATATTTCATATTTAACAGCACCTATATTAACATTTCTTACAAAAGTTTCTAATGTATTTACAGTGCATATATTTGTAGCAGGATCATAAACGACAAATGGTGCATCATCAGAATTTCCACCAGCTAATACATAAGCAGCCTCCAAAGCATCATTTAAACTAAATATCATAACATTAAAATCAAATAAATAATAAATCAAAGATCCTGTTTGACTATCTGTATTTGGTCTTGGATTAAAAGAATAATTCATATCTTTACCACGTGGATAATATTCTAAATATACTAGACCACTATCTTGCAAACCATCAGTAGTTTTTATTTTAACAGAATAAATACTATGACCAAAAGCATCATCATAAATAAAATGAGCGATTGGAATATAATAACAAGGAATACTACATTTTACAACTGTTAAATAATAATCACTGGCTTTAGGTACTATTGATTGTTCTTTACTAATTTGATATATAACTTTAGTAGCTGCTATATCTGATATTGCTCGAATATTTACATTAAAATAAACATTATCGGAACAATTTGAATTTTTACAAAATGGGTCTTTAATTTTAGGACCGCCATGAAATACAATATCTTTATCATAAGTTGGTTTTTGTATTGGATTTGTTTCTATATCATCAACTAATTCAAATGGTTCTTCTTCGGGTTGTGGAGGATTAATTTCATATGTGTTTTCATCTACTATTTTTTGTATTGGATGTAAAGGTGGTGGCGGAGGTAATACAGGCGGAGGTAAAGGTAAAGATGGATCTATTTTTGTAGGTCGCAAAGGTTGTAAAGGTTTAAATTTACGTGGTTTACGTTTAGGTTTTTGCGTTTTAAATTCAATTTTCTGCGGTTCAAATATAATATCTTTTTTGGGACTCAATGGTTTTAAATCAGGTTTAGAACTAGGTAATTTTTTTTCAATTAACTCGTCCATCAAATTACTTAAAGGTTTTAATTGACCTTCTGAATTATAAAAATCTAACGTACGTATACTCATATTTTTTTATAAATGATTAATGTAAAGGATAAAAATAACTTAGCTTTAATTAATTATTTCAATTGATGATTTAGTCATAACTGTTAAAGGACATTCTTTATCAATACATAACCATCGACTTCTAGTTTTTAATACTTTTTCAATTTGTTTTTTCGTTAAACCAATATATTTAGTTAAGAAGTTAATGTATTGAAACCTAACACCACTATTAGGAAACATAACCACACGATTACATTCCAAAATAGTTAATTTACTAAATTTATAATTCATTAATATATGACTAACAATAATCATACTAATATGCATTGTTCGCCCTACATTTAAAGTTTCTTCCATAAATGCTATAATTCTTTCTTGTATTTTTTTAATATGACTTATATTTTCTACATCATCAAACACAATAATCGAATCTTCAAAATCATTTACTTGTAATTGCATAACATCTTTCTCATCTAGTGGATATTTCAAATAATCAATATCATCAAAATCTTCAAAATCTTTATTACCAATTAATACAATTAAATTATCCGGAAACAATTTATTATATTTACGCAAATACTCTTTCGCAAAATATGTTTTACCACTACCACTAGGACCACTGATTAATATACATTCGCGATCTCTTTGATATTGTGGACATAATTCAAATGTACCTTTCAATTTTTGCCCTTTACATTCTTTTGAATCATGTTTATCAGGTTCAATAACACTCAGAATATCATTTTTCTTATTGACAACATATGGTCTTTCATCATTATAACAAATTGCATAATTATCACATTTACATTCATTTTCCGCAACTGATTCTTCTTCACTATCTTCATATGATTCTTCGTCTGTATCACTATAATTATTAATCGATGATTCGATAAATTTATTAATATAATTTAAAGGTTCAATTACCAAGCTTTTAAATTCGCGATATGGTCCTTCAAACATATGTCTAAATTGTTCTTCAGAATGGCAACGAGTATGTGGTAACATGATTTCTTGAAAACAATCCCAATCAGTACCATGTTTCGATCTGTTACAAATAAATTTTTCCGCAAATAAACCTAAATTATCACCCCAATATTCTAATTCATTATCTTCTAATCGATGTTTTAATTTATCAATAAACTCTTTTTGAACATCTTTGATTAGATCTTTAACATTTCGTTTCTTTGTTAATTCTTTAAATGTTTGCTTATTTAATATATTTTGTAACATTTTTATATCTATGTAAATAGTAATTATATTATACAATAAAAAATTATGAATTATTCATTGACAGAATTAGATATCAAAAAATATTTAGGTAACGAATGCCGAATAATTAATTATAAACAATTAAATGATATACGTAGTTTAGACACATATATGAAACCATTTAAATATTTAATTATATTATATACATGGAAAGAAAATTATGGTCATTGGACATGTGTATTGAAAAATGATTTAACACATACGTTTGAATTCTTTGATAGTTATGGAACAAAACCTGATTATCAATTAATGGACGTACCAATAAGAATACGTAATGATTTAGGTATGGAATATCCTCAATTAGCGTCATTATTATATAAATCACCCCGCCAAATATTATATAATGAAGATAAATTACAAAAGTTTTCACCGCGAATTAACACTTGCGGTAAATGGGTTGTTTTAAGATGTTGTATGGGTAATATTCCAGTAGAAACATTTGCGAAGTTATTTGAAGGAAAAAGACATGATAGTTATTTACAACAATTATGGCGTAATTTTACACGATATTATAAAATTTACAAAAATTAATTATTTTAATTAGTTATTTTTTATTTAAATTAAACTAAATTATTTAATATATCATTTAATTCAGATTTTGCAATAGCTTTTCCACCTGCATTTGGTTGACTAGAATTATTTGCATTTACTAATGTTGACATAAGTTTTCCTCCTTTCTTTTTATTTACCTTTTTTTTTTAGGTCTACCAACTTTTCTTTTACGTCCACCAACAGCTTTACGTCTTCTTCCACCTGCAACTAATGGTTTTCTTCTTCTACCAGCAGCCATTAAAGGTTTTCTGCGTCTTCTTCGTCTTCTACCACCAATTAATCCTTCCATTGCGCTAGATTTTTTCCTTGCACCCATACCTGCTAAAACACCTTGTGCCATAGCATCTAATACGGGTTTCTTAGAATGATGTCTTTTCATACCTTTTCTTCTTGCCATTTTAACAGCTTTACGAAATTTCATACCTCCACTCATCAAATTTTCTTGAGTATCTTTATAATCTAATCCAACTTTTGCGCCAGATCTAGATATTTGATCTTTTGATAATACACCAATACGTTGACTAGCAGCATTATCATAAATAGTAAATATACCAGGAGTTACAGTAACTAAGAATAAAGATATTTGCGCTTGTGCTATTGCCCCTGTAGAAGTATAACTTCTAGATTTCCATTGCCAATCTACTTGTACTTGTAAATTATATGTACCAATTAAACCAGGTGCTTCACCGTCATCTAAACCTATATCTGTACCAAATTCTATACATATAACAGAACCTAATCCGTAAACACAATTAATATTATCAACAGCGGAAGTTGGATGATTGGTATTATTATAAGTCATGAATGAATCTTCGGCACTCCATTCACCCCAACTTAAATCAACACCATTTTTACGGCTCATTTCATATAATTGTTCTCTTGTAGCGTTAGATAATAATGTATTTTTGTTATTCCAATTAATTCGTAAATTTTGTAATGAAGCATATGCATCGCAACTTGAAGTAGCTTGATGTGCAGTAGCTTGTCCTTGTGTATTTCTTTTCACAAATATATATAAAAATCTAGGTATACTATTTAATTGTAAATTATTAGATATCATAGTTTGATATGCTCCGTTAAAATTTGCAGTACCAATAACAGTTTCATATCTGTCAACATCGTTATAATAATATTGTAAAGATCGAGGTATTCTCATGTTACGAGGTGGTGTGACATAAGTAAATAACATACTTGGTAAACCATTAGCAGCAGCTAAATCAACAACCATACTTTCAATGCTAAATGGATAAAACAAACCACCAGCTAATATTTCAGATTGAGGATCATGTGACCATATTTTAGCTAAATTAGGATCCCACGCAATATTTATATCAATTGCTTGTACACCAATAAATCCTTGATCATCACCACCACCAAATACTAATGGACTTAAGAATAATTCTTCAACTAATTCAGCTTCTAAAGATACTTGTAAAGCACCAGTAGCACTTAAAGTACCTAAATTTGTAAAACTAGTATAAGGAAAACCACCTCGACCACCACCTTCTCTAAATGTACTATCACCAAAAGTACCTAATGGATTTTTGACAGCAGGACCGTTACTTAATTGTGTATAATCTTGTGTTTGATCTCTCATACCTGGACTTGTTGACATTTCTCTTGCTTCTAAATTACGATTATTATTATGGAAAAGTAATAATGGTTTTATAACATCATTTACAGGTAAAGATATTGTAGAACCATTAATTGCTACGTTTAATGTTTTCATAATACTTGCTAATGGATATTGACGAAATGCACTGCGACCTGAAGTTAATCCTTGAATATTATTTAAAGCAGGTCCAGCATAACCTTGTAATTGTAAATTAAATGTAATAGATACTGGTTGTTTTAATTTAAATCTTCGAGAAACAAATGTTCCGGGATTAGGTGGAGGAACGCTAAATTGGACACTTGAATTAGATGCCGAATTTGTGGTGAATTGACGTAATGTAGTTTCATTTCCACCTTTAATAATTGGATAAGTTGCTCGTTCATCGATTTTTATAATAGGATCATATACTGCAGCGGTAACTGGAGTAAATAAATCAGCCATTTTATTTTAAACGTATAATATTGTAGATATATAGAAGTTACTTAAATAAACAATAAAAAATAGTTTTTTGAATAATTTTTTTAAAATATATTTATAAAGACCACACTTGATAATTATATGTTCCACCCAAAGATTGGTCATTAAATTGTATATGAATTTCTGCAATTGTTGACGTGTGAGCGCAATAAGTTGCAGTTGTTTGAACGAATGAAGCTCCATCATCTGTATATACAGCGGCCGTTTCAGCAAAACCACATGCTAATTTATTAGTACCATCAATATCCCAAAATCTTATTCGTCCTTTTATTTTGACACTTGGCTCTTCTGTATCATCTTGAGTATTAGCAAAATGTACTCTCCAACCAGTAGTTCCAGGAGCGGGAGAAGGTGCAAAATTGTATACTGTGTTCCAAGTAACTAAACCAAAATTATTTACACTTTCTTCTACTATATTTTGATCATAAAAATAAACAGTAGCAATCAAAGGATTAAGTAAATTAGGTTCATAAGTAAAACTAATTGAAAACTCAATACCACTATCATATAAATTATCACTTTGAGCCACAGTTAATAATTCAACAACTGTAACAGCTGCATTATTAATAGTTCCTGTTCCTCTGCCTATAGAATATCTTGGTCTGCCTTGATATTTTTTAACTTCACCATCGCCAACTAAATTAGTTACTTCAATTTGTCGTTCTTCTTTTGCATTAAATAATGACATGATTAACAAATAATTGAATAGGTTAATTAATATATAAATAAAAATAATTTTTAAAAATAAATTTTATCTAGCATAAATATCAATAAAATAAGTACCAGCTCCATGATTAGGGTTGAAGTAAAATTTTACAAATTCTACAGGATTATTTAATATCCAATTAGCACCATTCATAGTTGGATAAACATCACCCGTTGCATTATTTAAGAAATAACCATTACATAAACCCTGAACTGTATAAATTGCACCAGGAACTGAAAACTTATCAAATACTATATCACCATAAATATAAGAGTTAGGTTGTGTTACATTAGTATTATCACCATAAAGAACTGTGTATTGTAAAGCATCATAACGCCCAATAACATTTCCTGGTCCGCCTCCCCATGTTTCCTGATGTAATGCAGCTTGATTCGCGTTATTACTTACTATTAATAAATCAACATTTAATGCATTAGCCGAATTAGTACTATTCCATTGAACCATAAGATCAAATTCAAATCCACTTGTCATCAATTGTTCACATTCATACTCATTAAATACATCTACAGTTAAAGCTGTATTTGCTGTTAAAGTACCTTCTAAGCTTTTTAAATGAAATTTTCCTCTACCTGCATTTCCTTGTGGTAATAAATCACCTCTAAAATTAAATGCTGTTGTTTTACGATTAAAATCATTAAGATTATATATTGACATCAGTATATGTAAAATATAAAATTTAGAATTATATTAATAGGGAATAAAAAATAATTTTTTTAATTAGATATTTTTGATAAATAATTTACATAACCCACCATTTTGTATGTATTTCTCCACCATCTTGTCCAATATTCCAACGTAATTCTAATTGATAAGGATATTCAGTTGGATTTGTTATATCTAAACCATAACCATATTCTTTAATTAATTGTGATTGAAATGTAGCATCAGTACTAAATGCTTGTGATTGAAATTGATAATGAACATTAGTTCCAGCAACTGAACTAAGGACTTGTATTGTTATTTCTCCTTTTATAAATATTGTTACAGTTTCACCAGCTAAAACTTGAGTATTGTCATCAGTATTTAAAATTACAATTTCAGTAGGTAATGCATCAATTATTTGTATCCAAGGATTGTCCATAATTACATTACAATCTGCGTCAAATGTAACATCTTGAACAACTGCAGTATTAGGATTTATAGTTTTCATTTTAAGACCCATTTCAAAGTAATCTGGAAGGAAAGGATTTGATGTATATGCACCTCTCACTTCATAACCAATTTTGGTTTGAACATTATTGACACCTGTTATCATACTATATAATTCATTAAAATCAAAGACAATAACACCACCATTTTGTTGCGCTGTCATGAAAAAATCACTATCTTGTATATGATGTGGTAATTCGTCATTATCATTCATAGCTGTTGTAAAATAGCCCGCATAATTAGCTATTGTATTATTATTGTTAGTATCCCTTAAATTATAAAGACTCATGTTTATATGTATAAATATTATATAAGATTAATTTAAGGTATAAAAAAAAGTTACTTAAATTCATTCGTTTTTTAGCTTTTTAACCTCGAAATAAATCTAATTTACCGCGACCTTTCTTTGTTTGCTGTTCTTCATATTTCATTAATAAATCTCTTAATTCTTTATCTTTTGCTTTTAATTCATTTGGGTTCTTGGTATACCATACTAATTTATATAAATTGGATAATTCTACAGAATTCATTGGTCGTTCTTGATCAATAAATTTTTCTGATTTCTGAGATACATTTACTAACATTCTATTTAATGCTTGATTAAAGTTTGATCTTGTAGGTAAATCTGGATTGCCCATATTACTCATATATTCATTAGCTTTATTAACTAAATCTTCTTTTTGTAATTCTTCTTTTAATATGTTATTGGTTGTTAATTCATTAGCTAATTTTGGATCTTCAAATAATTTAGCCCATAATATTAACCATGAATCTTTCCATTGTGTTCTTGTACGTTTTAAATCATCTCTAAATATCAGACTAATACCTTTATTTGCTTGTTGTAAAATCCATCTTTTATCATAATCTAATGATGAAGCCATCCAACCGAATGTTTTCAATGTATTTTTATACCATTGATGAAAATCATTTATGCCAGGTGAATAATTTTTGTATATTTGTTGTAATTGAGGTAATTGTTTTGTTATTTCTTGTAATGCTTTTATTGGTGTTAATTTCTTACCTTCACGAACAAATTTATATTGATGATATTCATGATTCATATCATTATCAATTTTTACCAAAGTTTCAATATATTTATTATAATCGCTGATTGTAGAAGATCTTAAATAATAATCTAACAATTTAAATATATAATAACGATCTTGTGCTGGATAATTAGTATTGTCTTTGGAAAATGAAAATTTAGCTAATACATCATATAATTCTTCTTTTTTCCATGAGTTTACAACACCTATGTCTACTTCTGTTAGCAGTGGTTGCGTGTTCTTTTGATGCCATAATTGACTTTTCAATAGTTGTGGATTACGATTAAAGAATGGTTCATGTATCGCAATAGATTGATTTGGTGTTTTAATTAAACCACTTGAATATCCTGCATATAAATTATTTAAATAAATAGAATCTCCAAAGAAATCCTTAGGTAATTCATTTTGTTGAAATGATGCATGTACTATAGCACTTACATTATAGAAATAACTTGTATATAAATCAGATTTAAATCGAGGATCTAATACTATTTGTGACCATAATTTAACATATGGTTCTGTCTCATTTATCACATGTCCTTCTTTATCTTTCTTTTCTAATTTATTTTTACGTATTTCTTCTGTTATTAATTTATCAGCTTCTTGTGGATTTTTCAATTCTAATTTCTTTAATGGTTCAATTGATTCCATTGCTTCTTGTTTATTTTCAGGTAATCTTGCGTCTTTTTCTTCTTTGGGTAACATTTCTATTAATGATTCTATTGGATGCATTGGATCAACAGTTTCAGTTGCTAATTTTTGTTGTCGTTCTGCCATATCATCTATTTGATTGATTACTTCTTCTTTTTGATCATCAGTAATTAAAGGTGGTGTTTGAACTCTAGGTTTATATCCAGTTGCTTCTTCTTCTGTTACTTCCTGAATATTTGATTGTTCTTCTGGTTCTTCAACTTCTTTTATTTCTATGTCACCTTCCTCATCTTCTTCAGGTTCTTCAACTTCCATTGTTTGTTGGGGTCCTGGTGTTTTTGATATATTCATAGGTTCTTGTTGACTTTGTTGTTTACCTTGTTGACTTTGTTGTTGTTGTTGTTGTTGGTATTCTTCTTGAGTTGGTGGTGGAGCACTTTTTGCAATTATCATAGGTTCTGTACCTGTATTTGGTTTACCAGTTGGTCCTCCTTGATCACTAGGTGATTCACTTGGTTCTTTCGGTGGTGCACTATATCCTTCATTTGGTTGTTTTCGTTTTCTTTTACGTTTGCGTTTTTCATTTGATTCATTAAATACTTTATCAATTTCATTTTGAACATGAACAGCCATTCTACCAAATCGATATTCAGGTGAAAATTTAATTTGTGACTGTATATTAGGTTCATTTATATATTCAGTATATTCAAGCATAAAATTTTGAGCTACATCTCTTCTGATTCTATTTCTGTTTTGAGCGTACCAATATAATATATTTTTCTTATCTTTGTTTGTTAAATCCCTATGAGAATTAATATATTTGATCATTAATTTATCTTCAAGAGCTGGAAAAACTCCTTGTAGTGGATCTATTTTATCGTAAGGAGTAACCCCATAAGTCGTTGGATTAAATTCACCCATATTTAAACCGTCTATTAATACTTGTCTATAACCTGGATAATAACTTAAATGTGGTAATTTCATATTTGAGTTTTGTGCAAATTTTGCAGGCATATCCACAAATTTTTTGAGTATTTTCCGAATTTCTAATTGATTTTTAATTATATTCGTTTTACCTGTACCTGTAGTATATTTAACAGATACATTAGGTTCATTTAATTTAATTGGTTTTGTCGTTTTTGATTCTTTTTGTTCCTCTTGCTCAGCTTCTTCTTTTCTTTCTTGTTTTTCCTCATATTCCTCAGCTTCGTCTAATTCTCGTTTAGAAGTTTTCAGACCTGGTGTTTTCACAGGTTTCATTGTATCCGGTGGCAATTCAAATTGTTCTAAACCTAACATTGGTTCTGCTTTACGAATAACTGATTTTGGAAATGTAATTGGTTGATCCGTTACTGGTTGTTGTACTTCTTCCATTGTTCTTTTACGTGGTGATTTTTGTTGTTCTTGTATTTCTTGTTTCTGTTCAGTTTTAGGTTCAACACCTAAAATATCTAAATAAGGTTGATCTGTTATTAAACCTTGTTCTTGTTGTACTTGTGGTGTTTTAGATATTTCCATTTGTTGAGGTTGATCAATAGTCTTTTGTAATTCTTGTGCTAATGTACGATCCAATTGTTCTTCTTCTTGTGTTTGTGGTTTTATTTCTTTTTGTTGTTCTTGTTGTGCTATTAGTTCATCTAATTTTTCTTGTTTTAACGGTTCTTTTTCCTCTACTTCTTCTTTCTCTTCTATTTGTCTTTGTTGTCCTTGTTCTTGTTGATACTCTTCTTGAGTTAATGGAGGTGCACTTTTAGCAATAGTCATAGGTTGAGGTTTTTGCATTTGTTTCAATAAGTTATCAACCGCTTTATCATATTTTTGACTAAATGCAGTGGATTCGACAGATATAGGTTGTGGTTGTACGGATGGTGTTAATCTTGCTATTATATCACTATCAATAGTTTGACCTGTTTCTTCACGTTCTTGCTTTTGTTCTTCTGGGGATCCTCTGAGATCTAATGTATCAATTATAGCGATTGCATCTTCGAAAGAATCAACTACTTTATCTGTCCAATCCGGATTTTCGGTTAATATAAATATTCTGTTACGTACACCTGCTCTATTTCTATCATAATTATCAAGTATTATTTGTACATCTTCATCGTTAGTTTCTTCATTGGTTAATAATTTCTTCAAAGCTCTGTCTAATCTTATATGATTTTCAGTATTTGTACTTAAACCTTGCATTGGTTCCTTTGGTAATGTTGATAATGGTATCGCATTTAATTTCATTTGTTCTTCTAATTTTCTTTTTGCTTCTGCTTCTTTTTCTCTTCTTTGTTTTAATTTTTCGCGAATACCTTTAGCATACGTTTCTTTGGTTTTATCAGATAATACTTGTCCTAATTTTCTAATTAAATCAGTTGCAAATAAAGGTGCTTGTGATACTCGTCCAGGTATATTTCCCGATACAGGACCATATTTATGAGGGCTAAGTCGCGGAACTGGTAATTGTAAAGGTTGCGGTAAATTTGATGGCTCAAATACTTGTCGTTCACCTGGTTCTATTAAACCTTTTTGTTGATAATATTGTTGTTGTTGTGGATTTAATACTCTTAAAGGTTTAGGTATTTGTTGTCGTGGTACTTCTTCTTGTTGCGATTCTTGTAATAAATCAGCCATTTGTTGTCCTAATTGTTCCGCTGTTTGACCTGTTAAAGTTAATTCAGGTTCTTGACCTACATCAGGACCTACTAAACCGAGATTTTCGTAATGAGTTTGTTGATATGGATTAAATTTTGTTAATGCTTGATCAAGATCTTGTTGTTGTTGTTGTTGTCCTTGTTGGTTTTGTTGGTTTTGTTGTTGATGATATCGACGAACCAAATCAGCAGCTTGATATTCATTTGAATGTTGTAATACATTATATAAAGTTTTATAGATATCATTATTATCATTATTACATTTATCCAAATTACGTTGACAATCATTATAAGCTTGTTGTAATTGTCTAAATCGTCTCGAACAATCATTTATATCTGCTCTTAATTTTTGTATTTGATTCGCAACACTACCTATTGATTTAATTGAATTACTGACTGATTGTAATACTTGATTTTGTAATGGATCATTTGGATCACTTCTATTTTGTAGTTGTTGGAATATATTTTGTAAATTATTTAAATTAGGATTATTTACAATGCTAAATACACCAGAACTTATACCTGTAAGTAAATCATTCATTATACGCATTAAACCACTTGAAGAAGTTTGTAATTGTTGTACCGTTTGATCATTTCCACTTATATTTTGACGACATAAAGCTAATTGTGCTTTTAATTGCCTTATTTCAGTTTGATTTGTATTTCTACGTTCATTTAATGATCTTTGACATCGTTGTAAATCTGCTTGTTGTAAATTATATTTTGTAGCCCATGTTTCTGCTCTTGCTTTTTCACTTAATGCTTGTAACACTACACGATTATATTCAGAAGCGCTATATATTTTCATATTAGAACCCATCATACCAGGTCGCCCTCTTAATGAATGTAAATATTTATTATATTCTGCTAAATTAATATTATTAACAATTGGATTTATATCAAAGTTTGGTTTTACTCTTTGTTGTCCTTGTTGACCTTGTATGGGTTGAACTATAGAAGTATTAGCTAATTCTTGTCCTTTCATTTCAACATCTTCTAATCCTGCTTGTTGTCTTCTTAATATTTCAGCTTGTGTAGGTGCATTTAAATTTAAAGCTCCTATATTTGGTAAACCTGATTCATCTAATAAAGGTGGCGCAACATATGGACCTGGTTGATAACCTTTCATTTGTATATCTAAATCTTCATCTTGTTGTGATGGTGGGTTTTGTAACATACCTAATATTGGATCATAATGTTGTTGTCTAGGAATACCTAATCCTGGATAATCTGAACCAAAACGTTCTTGTAATTGATCAGGTAATAAATGTGTCACTTTAAAATAATCCATCGCATCTTTCATAATACGATTATCTTCACGCATTTGAGTTATTTTATTTTGATAACCTAATAAACGTTGATTCAAAAATTCATTCCGCTTTTTCAATTGTTCTGCTTCACGAATTGATGATTTCCAGGCTTGCTCGCGTTTAAAAAAATCATCCTTCAAACTCATTAGTTTGGAATCATAGTTTTGTCTTAGATTATCAGTTATTCCTGATATCTTTTGGTTTGAGAAGACTTGATCTTTTTTTTTAACTTCTTGAAATTTTAATTGTAATTCTTTAACTTCTTCTTGTAATTTCTTTATATCTTTTTCATCTGCTTTTTGAGCTTTTTCTAATTGTTCAATTTTGGACTCTTTAGATTTTTTGTTTTGGACATGGTTTGAAGTTTTTTTTTTTCTTTTTCTTCTTTCTCTTCTTTTTCTTCATCTTTATTATTCATTTGACTTTCAACTATCTTTTTACCATCTTCTTCTCGTTTCTTTTGTTTACCTCTTCTAGCTCTTGGAGCTTTTTTATGAATACCTTTATCTTGTTTCGATTTATCTTTTACATCCCATTTTCTAATTAATTTTAATAATTTAGCCTTTTTAGCTGCACTTAATTTATTATTTCTAATAAATTCTTCTGATTCTTTTACTATTTCAGCTTGTTTATCTTCAGGTAATTTACCAACATCATCTAATACATTATTTAATCTTTCAATACTTTTATTGGTTATATTTTTAGCAATCAAAATATTTATTTCTTGGAATAGTTTATCTTTGATTTCTTGTATAGTCATTGGGTAAAACGTTATAAGAATATTTTATGATTATTTAAATAACAATAAAAAAATAGTTTTTTGAAATTAGTTTTTTAATCAAGCTTGTTACGATTTTGTAAATCTATCAGTTGTCTATATCGATCCCATAATAAAGTATCATATTTTTCAATACTCTTATTATCTTTGGTTACAGTAGTTTCATTGACATAGAAACATTTGAAATACATTAACATTCCTGTATCATATGATTCACATATTTCGAATAAATCAGGTGTTTCGAATGATTTATATATTATGGTAGGTTCCTTTGTCATATCAAAATCTTCTCTTATACCATCATTTGTTTTCCAATATATTGCACCAAACCATAATTCAGTTTGTTGTTTACTTCGTTTTAATTCTTGGTGAAATTTGCGATCATATTTACCTATTTCACCAATATGATAATGCCTACATCTTCTAAATTTAATTTGTACAAAGTTACATTTAGTTATTGGTAATATTTGCATACCCATTTGTACTTGTAATTCATAGTTACGTTTGATACTTGTTTCTGCATCTACATTACGTAAGAAAGGGCATTTAATTTCAAGTAACCATAAATCTTTGTCGCCATTATGTATAAATACACCATCTGGACTATATGCCACTGGATATTGTGAGGATGGTACAGCACCAAATTCATGTATTTTATATTTACCAGTAAATTCTAAATATGATTTTGCAACAGGTTCAAATGTGGTTCCCCACCAGCAGAAAAGATTCGATACAAAGACCTCATTAATTTTATTTGTAATCAATTCATCACCTAATTTTTTTTTCTTTTCAGTTATTTGACCAATTTCACTTCCCCCAAATCGACATTTACGACCTTCCAGCCATGCATCACTACCTTGTCTAGCTAAATTATCATAGTTTGTCTTTAAATAGTGTAATTTAACTTCGCCTATATTATTAAACATTTTTTAACGTTTGAATAAAAATTTGAACAATATAAATGATAAAAAAAACTTAAATTTGAATATAAAACGAGCGCAAACATAAATAATTAAATAACAGAGAAATATAAAAAACCCACATACATAATAATTACAAAACTAATTCATACGTCAATGTTTTTCTTGGGATCGAGCTTCCTAACGTTTTTTCCAACAATAGCGAATTGCATTTGGTTATCGTTCATACACATATCTCTTTTCTCAAACTAATACTAATACTAATACTACTACGATTATTACTTAATGTGAAGTGTGTGATTGTTCAATGATAAGTCTTACGTTGCATTTTTCTCTCTAACTAATTATTCATACTCTTGTCTGAATTCAACTTTTGGGTGTATAATATCAAGTGCTAATATTTGCCAACTAACTCCATATTTATTATCTACTTTCCATACAGGGTTCAATTGTAATACTAATTTAACTTTAACTCCTTTCTTTAATTTGTTTTTCGTGTCATTTATAACTCGTCCTATATTTTCTCCATTTTCACTAATATTACATTTAAAACGAGTGTTGTTATTCACCATTTTACATCTTAATAACGGTGGAAATTTATCATCTTTGGAGGGTTTAATAGATGATATGAATTCACAATCTTTTAATTTTTCTTTAAATGTATTTGTGGCCATAGAATCTATTTGTTGAATTAATCCTTTTAATTCTTTAACCCCATTGACATTATCATCTAGCGATACACATATACTATAATTGTCTCTCTTAGAATCGCCGTATCTATAAGCATTTAAATCAAAAGCTACTAATAATGCAGGTGTTTGAATCTTTAATGTATTGCCTTCATACATAATTTTTGCAGACCAAGCATTTTGTCCGCGTGAAATAACATCTAATATTGTAAATTTTGTATAATCAATTTCTTCAGCAAAGAATGTCATGATAGCGTGTACCTATTAAAATTTTTCAAATTCAAGTTAAATAGTTATGGGATTAATATAAAGGATAAAAAGATATTCGTTTTTTGTAATTAGTTTTTTAAGAGTAAATTTTAATATTCATCGCCTAGTTTAAGAATTGGATCATTATTTTGCCAATTTATGAAATCAGGTTTTGGATAATATAAATTACTCAAAACAGATATCAATCGCTGTGTTTTTTCTAAAAGACTTCTTAACATATTCTGTATTCAAATAATAAGACAAAAAATAGTTATTTTAAATTAGTTTTTATTATCATTCATATCAATTAAGACATCATCAATTACTTTGTTTATACTATTTGAACTGGATGAATTATTGCTAGCTTGTTTATTTCTATAATCATTAATCCATTGTTTAACTGATACAGTTTCACTTGGTTTATATACTTTACAACTACGATAAGCACCGTTACATGCTTTTAAACTAGTTAAAGGTTCTTTTTGAAATTCTTCTCTATATCTTTTAGCAACATATCTACCAACTGATACTAAATTGACATCTTTTGGTTTTACATTCATTTGAATTAATATTTCACTTAAATCAAATAAATATGAATTATCGTCAGGTAATGCTTTTCTTGGACCAGCGTTAAGCCATTTGGTTTCTAGCCAGTCTTTAACACGAGCACAAGTAATCGCATCATCACCATAATTCCATTTTAAATAAGTAGCTATATCTTGATCTAATTCCCAATTTAATCTTTTAACTTTAATTCTTTCGGCTGGATGTAAAGTATATGTACCTGTTTTACGAATTGAAGGTACTACATCTTTTCTAATCCATCTTCTAAATTCATTTGCGATTGGTTTTCGAGATTTATTTAATAAGTAATATAATCCAGATTCTGATATTATTTTATAATTTTGACGATGAGAGGAGGTGTCGGTTAAAACTACGTCTCCTTTTTCATCTTCATCTAAATTTTTTATAGCATCTCTACTATTTTTTATACCTAATACATCGCAAACATCTTTTGCGACAAACCAAATTTCTCCATTAATAAGTTTTCTTCTAACAGTAGTTCCCCGAAATACATTTAAATTAGTTATAATGTTATTGTCTTGAGACATATTGAAGGAGCGCTAAAACATAAATTAATATAAAGGATAAAAAGAAATTAGTTTTTTTAAATCACTTTTTTGACCTGGTGTTAGTTAAACATACGTCAGCCTGGACTAATACTCAACGCTGTGTACTAACAATACACGCCTTAATTTCTAAGGGTGTCTACTCAATGGACTACCTTTACATAAATTTATCATCTTGTTTATCACAAATCTTCTTTCTACATAATGCTCTCATCGTTAAACAATTTTTATATGGTATACGTACTAAATTTAATTCTTTATTCCAATCTTCCCAATATATTTTAAATCCAATTTCTCTTAAACATGTATCTGTAGTTAAATCTATAAAATTATGTGGATGAATAGATTTATATACTAAGTTACCATCCAAAGTATTTGTATATACATGATCCGGTTGAAATGTAAGAACATAATCGGGTTTTGCTTGTACATCATTTGCATCGACTTGTTTATTAATAGGTAATGCTGTTGCTTCTACAATAATCCTTTTTATTGGATCACATTGATGGTATACATTTAATGGACCTTCAAATAATAAGAAACGTCTTGGTAATTGATTTTGTGGTGGACCATTATAATATTGTAATGTTTGTATATTAAGATTAAGTACTTGTAAATCAAATTGAACTACATCATTAAAATTTGGATCTACTTCTAAAATAGGTAAGTTGCCACCAATTAAATTATATAATTCAAGTGACATACCAAATGATGTAACTGTTCCACCCAGAATTAAATTAGGATGTATGTACAGTTGTATTCGTCCTTTTTCACTTATTGCGAAATATATTGGGTAATTAGTATAATCAATAACTGGAGTTAATACAGAAACTAATAATAAATTGAGACTTGTAATAACTTGATCTAAATTATAAACATATTGTACAATAGCACCTCTATCATTTTCAAAATAATTAGGTAATGTGTTCCATACATCACTATATAACGTAGGAGCTTGTAATGTATAAAAATTACCACTAAGTAATATTTGATATATTGTTAATGGTGTATTACTATTAGGATCTATTGCGATAGGATCTTGTAATTCTAATATGCAACAAGGTAATAATTCGCTAGGTATACTCATTTCTTCAATACTCATATAAAAATCGTTTGCTTTCGGTAATACTTCAATTGTTCTATTTAAATTATATATTGCATTTTTATATGGTTGTTCATTATCGTTTATTATAGATAAATCAATATAATTATTATCACTAGCTGGTGTTCCTAAATTAGGTTGAATTGGTTTTATTTTACGTGACATTTATTTAAAATAAATTTGAATTATATTAATAAACAATAAAAAATCATTTCTTCAAATTAACCTATATTAACTAACGGACATGGGTCCCATGAATCATCAAATTCATATCTTAATTCATCTAATGTACCTATATCTGCATGTAATAAACTTAAAGCTTCATTTAAATCATAACCAATAAAGAAATCTGCCACAACCTTTTTAAATTTCCATGGATATTTGACATATCTTATATATAATTTATCTACCCATTTTGTTAACCATATATGTAATTTATATACTCTATTTGATGAACAACCTACATTCATAGTTTCTGTGCCATCTATTAATTTATCTGCCAGTGCAACAATAAATTCTTTTGTATGTGGATAATTTAAATGATTAAATGATAACCATTGTGTTTCTAATATTTTAAATATCATTACTTTGATAAATAAAATATAGCGATGTTGTTGGTCTAACACCCATGGATGTTCGTAAGTTAAGGCTTGTTGCAATAAATAGTGACGTTGATTTTTTGAGTACAAATGACGATAATAAAATAGTTTACTGAGTATGCTTTCGTATAAAGGTCTATCAAACCATATGTTACATGGTTCAACAAATGAATGATCTGGCGTATAGTATAAATTTGTGTCGTAAATTTTAATTGGTAAATTATCACCCAAGAAACAAGCAAGTACACGGCGAGGTATTTCAGGTAATTCTTTCAACTGTTTAATTCTTTTGAGATAATTTGGTAAATCTTTTTGTAAAGTAGTTTCGTAATATTTTTGATTGTTCATATTTATTTGATTAATTAATATTATAAATAAAACAGAATTTTTTCGGCATTTTTACTTTTAATTATATTTCGAACATAATCTCTGAATTGTTGTCTAATAGAAAATGGATTTAAACTAACAGCTTGAACAGATGAAGGTAATATATTCAACCCAAATATTTCATGCAGTTTAATACTTTCTTCCAAAGATAACATAAAATGATATCTTGGGAATTGATATTCATAAAAACAAATAGAACATATGCGCGAACAATCATCATATTTATTATAATAAATTTCTTTATATATTAATTCATCACTAACATCTTTGTCACATAAACTACAAAAATTCAAATCGTAATATCTCCATAATAAATAATCTATATCATCTCCTAAATTTGTTTGTCTTTTTAAATAATAATTAAACGCTTTATAATTTAATGACATAATCACAAAAATAATTAACGAAAACTAAATATTTTAATTTACTCTTAATTACATAAAAATAATAAGTTAGCTACTTCATTAAGATACTCATTGACGCGTTTTTGTTCATCATCGTACCGTATTCTTTTTATTTTACTTGGAAGTGGGTATTCGTTTCTTTTTACAAAAAATCCATATTTATTTCTTCCTAAAATATTCCATTTTAATTCATACATTGTCCTATACCATTCGAACATATAAATATCAAAACAATCATAACATATTTCAGAATGAGGATCATATTTATTATAATCAATTATTGCTACTCGCTTATTACCAAAATTACGACTTTTTTTTAAATCTTTACCACACAAATTACACCATACACCATCATCATAAAACTTCCATAATAAATAATCTAAATCGTCACTTAAATTATATTCTGGTTTAATATAAAATTTGAAAACTGAAATATTCATAACTGATACTAAAAATCTAAATATTTAAGTTTACTCTTAATTGTGCTGCTTCTTCTTCAAATATAATAAAATTATGAGTAACTTCTATAATATAATCTGTAACAGAAAAATAATATTCCCCATTTGGTTCTATA